CAAGTTGGAAACAAGAAATTCCCATACACAGAAAAAGGCGAGAAAGAAGCCAAAGAGTATGGCAAGAAGAAATCTATGCCTGTTACTGTAATGATTGCTATTGGTAAGCCTAAAGCTATGCCTACCCGTGGTGGTCGTACCGCTACTAACATGATGAAGAAATCAGGTCGTGGTAAATGAAAAAAACCAAGGCAGAAAAAAAGATTAGTTCTGTCATGCGAGAGTACAAGGCGGGAACGCTTCACTCTGGCAAGGGTGGCCCTGTTGTAAAAAAGCCAAAACAAGCCCTCGCCATTGCTTTATCCCAAGCTAGGAAAAAGAAATGAAACAAGGTCTATACGCTAACATCAATGCCAAACAAGAACGTATCAAGGCGGGTTCTAAAGAAAAGATGCGTAAGGTTGGTTCTAAAGGTGCACCTACTGAGGCGGCATTTAAGGCTGCGGCTAAGACCGCAAAGAAGAAATGAAATCTCCTGCTTGGCAAAGAAAAGAAGGAAAATCTGCGTCAGGGGGCTTGAATGCCAAAGGTAGAGCATCGTATAATGCAGAAACGGGTGGCAATTTAAAACCACCAGTCAAGTCGGGTGACAACCCTAGAAGGGCCTCCTTTTTAGCACGAATGGGCAATATGCCTGGCGCTGAGATGAAAGATGGAAAGCCTACCCGACTTTTACTTTCTCTTAGAGCTTGGGGCGCAACGTCCAAGGAAGACGCTAAAGCAAAAGCTAAAGCGATCTCTAAGAGGAACAAATGAGACCAGTATCCGTTGGAGTTGAACCTGTAGCTAATACGCTAACTACTGTTTATACAGTTCCTACAGGTTACTACGCCAAATTTACAGTCATGTATATCCACAATATTGGTGGATCGACAAAACACATTACTGTGGTGTGGAATGATGCAAGTGCCGCCACTTCCTACGACATCCTGACTGAATACAACTTTACTTCAAAAGCATACCTTCAATTTGATGGCAATGCTTATATTGTTTTAGAAGAAGGCGATAAGATTCAAATTACGACTGAAGCTGGAAGTACCTTTAGTTTTATTGCCACATTTGAGGTTTCAGGAGCGCAAAGAACATGACCTACTTAGAGCTTGTCAACGATGTATTGACACGATTGCGTGAGACAAATGTTTCAACTGTTTCAGAGACTAACTATTCTGCTTTGATCGGCAAGTTTGTCAATGATGCTAAGAGACAGATTGAAGACTCTTACAACTGGAATTGTCTTACTCAAGCAATCACAGTAACGACTACTGCTAGCACGAGTTCTTATGCTTTGACAGGTGCGGGACAGAAGTTCCGTATCAATGATGCGCTTAACACAACAAGTTTAATTGGTCTTCGGAACATTGAGTTTGTGGACATGAACCGCAAATTGAACCTTGGCGCACCTTCACAGTCTATTCCATCAGAGTTCTGTTTTAGCGGTGTGGATGGTAATGGAGACACAAAAGTAGACTTGTTTCCTGTTCCTTCTGGTGCTTTTACTCTGTTGTTTGATCTGACCATTCCACAAGCGGCTTTGTCTGCTGATGGCACATCTGTAAAGGTATTAGACTATTTGGTAACTCAGAGTGCTTATGCTCGTGCTTTAATTGAACGTGGTGAAGATGGCGGTACGGCAAGTTCAGAGGCTTATGCTTTGTTCCGTGGAATGCTATCTGATGCTATTGCGTTGGAAAGCACTCGTTACCCTGAAGACAACTTTGTGGCGGTCTAATGGCAGCTCCACTACAAAGTAATAGCATAAGCGCACCAGGCTTTTATGGCCTGAATACGCAAGACTCTCCATTGGATTTGTCTTCTGGTTTTGCTTTGGTTGCTACTAATTGCGTGATTGACCAATATGGTCGTATTGGCTCAAGAAAAGGTTGGACTAGGGTTAACTCCTCTTCTGGTAATCTTGGTGCTAATGATGTAGCTGTAATCCATGAGTTAGTGCAAATTGATGGCACTTTAACTGTGTTGTTTTCTGGCAACAATAAGTTATTCAAACTTGGTACTTCCAATGCTGTTACTGAGTTGACCTATGGAGGTGGTGGTAGCGCTCCTACTATTACTGCTAATAACTGGCATTGTGCTTCTTTGAATGGGATTACTTATTTCTTCCAATCAGGACACGATCCTCTTATATTTGACCCTGCTGTAAGTACTACTACTTATCGTAGAGTTTCAGAGAAAACTGGTTATGTAGGAACAGTTCCTTCAGCAAACATTTGCATTTCTGCATTTGGTCGCCTGTGGGTTGCTAATACTACAACTGACAAGGTTACGATTACCTTCTCTGATCTGATTGCAGGTCATGTGTGGGGTGGTGGCACTACTGGTACTTTAGATGTTTCTAGGGTATGGCCTAATGGTTCTGATGAAGTGATGGGCTTGGCGGCTCACAATGATTTCTTGTTTATCTTTGGCAAGCGTCAGATTCTTGTTTACTCTGGTGCAACAACTCCTGCAACGCTTCAGTTAAGTGACACAGTAGGGTCAATTGGATGTATTGCTAGAGACTCAATTCAGAGCATTGGTACTGATGTTATTTTCTTATCAGACTCTGGTGTACGTTCTTTGATGAGGACTATTCAAGAGAAGTCTGCTCCTTTGCGAGACTTATCTAAGAATGTTAGGTCTGATTTAATATCTTCTTTGGCTATTGAAACCTTGGGCAATCTTAAATCTGTTTACTCAGAAAAGAATGGCTTTTATTTGTTGACAATGCCAGTATCTCAACAAGTGTATTGTTTTGATACAAAGATGCAACTACAAGATGGTTCATCTCGAATTACAAAGTGGGATTCAATCAATCCTACATCATTGTATTCTTTGCGTAATGGTGACTTGTATATTGGTAAGAATGGTTATATCGGTGAGTATGAGAGTTACTTAGATCACACTTCTACTTACAGGATGTCTTACTACACAAACCATGCAGATTTAGGCAATGAGAATCAGATCTCTGTTCTCAAGAGGATTAAGACAATCATCATTGGTGGTTCAAACCAGTTTGTGACGATTAAGTGGGGATTTGACTTTGCCGCCAACTATTTGTCGGGCAATGCTTACATTCCTGAACAACAGAACTATGAGTACGGCCTAGCTGAATACGGCACAGCAGAATACTCTGGTGGTGTTTTGATTAAGACATTGGATGTAAATGCTTCTGGTGCGGGCAAGATTGTTCAAACTGGTTACGAAACTACAATCAATGGTGTTCAATTATCAATTCAGAAGATTGAGATTCAATCTAAGAACGGGAAGGTATCATGAGCCAATACACAAAAAGCACTAACTTTGCAACTAAAGACAATCTAACGCCTGGCGATCCACTCAAGATTGTTCGTGGTACTGAGATTGATACTGAGTACAACAATATTGCTACTGCTATTGCTACGAAGACAGACAATGCTTCTGCTGCAATAACTGGTGGAACTATTAACGCTACAACGATTGGTGCTACAACAGCATCTACGGGTGCGTTTAGTACTTTGAGTGCTACTGGTGCTATCACATCTACATTGGCGACAGGAACTGCTCCTTTGGTCATTGCTTCGACTACCAAGGTTGCTAACCTTAATGTTGACTCGTTAGATGGTGCTGATTGGGCATCTCCTGCGGCATTGGGTTCTACTACCCCTGCGGCTGTCTCTGCTACTACTTTAACCACTTCTAGCACAGTTACGTTTAATGGTGGTACTGCCAATGGTGTTGCTTATTTAAACGGCTCTAAGGTCGTTACAAGCGGTTCTGCGCTTACTTTTGATGGTACGAACTTAGCGACTACTGGAGATATTTCTCTTGGTGCTGGCAAGTTGTTGAAATATTCATCTACTTCTTACATCACCCCTGAGAACAATGTTAGTGGAGCAGAAATTTCCACAACTGGAGTTATTACATTCCTAACTGGTTCTGGTACGCCAACAGAACGTGCCCGTATAGACTCAAGCGGTAACTTGGGTATTGGTACAAGTTCACCCAGTTATAAATTCCACGTTAGTAGCGGTGCAACAGCAGCAACATCATATTTTACTTCTACAGCAACACCTGCATACAGCGCCACAGCATATAACGGAGGCAGTGCAAGAATTGCATTAAATGGTGGCGGGGCTTCTGGCGCAACAACAGGTATAAACTTTTCTCAAGGTGGTTCTTTTGAGCTGTACCTTGGAGGGGTTCAAGAGTCTGGTGGTGCTGCTGCTTTCGTATTTCAAGGCTATAACGGCTCTGCTTATGTTGAGCGTATGCGCCTCGATGCCTCTGGTAACTTGGGTATTGGTACAAGTTCGCCGTCAGCGAAGCTTGATGTTGCGGGTAACGTGCAAATTCAAAGCACGGGTGTTCTTTACCTTAACAACAGCGATAACACCAATCAATATTATTGGCAAAATATTGGCGCAACCGGAGCCAATAACGCAACACTTATTCTTTCGCGCACCAATGCGGGCGAGACACTTCGCGTCGACTCCAGCGGTAACTTGCTGGTGGGGACTACAAGCACACCAACAACAGCGGCAAAAGTAATTGCAATGGGTAACGCTACTGCCCCAACAGCATCTATCACAGGTGGAATTTTATATGTTGAAGGTGGCGCTCTTAAATTCCGTGGTTCTTCTGGAACTGTAACAACAATCGCACCTGCTTAAAGGAACAATCATGTCTATCACTTGGAAAATCTCCCAACTTGATCGCAACACATCCGATGGCTTTGTAACCACAGCACATTGGACAGTAACGGCAGTAGATGGAGATCATTCTGCATCTTCCTACGCAACAGCCTCATGGCC